TCGTAGTGTGGCCTAAGTTGCGGCAGAAAAGATACGAAGGTATTTTCTGGCAAGCAACAACTGAAGAACTTGCAATCATTGCAGATGAAATTGGTCACTGGGATGGAACCATTGTAGAGAATAAAAATTCTCAAACAATTCGTTATTTTAGTAAGCACAAACAAGATGCTGATTTTATTCAGTATGCGCTATCCTCTACCAATAAGACTTCAACTATAGTTTTTGATACACGAGAAGGTAAGCCGAATTATACCGTTAATGCACAAACTGCCCAGTTTCGGAGTTTCGCAAACAAAGACGGCAAGTGTCCTATCGAAGTTATCAAAACAACAGACGGACGCAAATATTGCTTTGAGACAGAAACAGGTTATTTTCTTGTTCGTCAAGACGGGAATATCTTTGTAACTGGAAATTCGTCAAAGTCCTATGTGGGACTTATGAGAAAGTTGCGGTGGGTTCATGACCCTAATTATCGTGGTTTTTGTATTCGTAAGAACTCAACAGCCATTATGAAACCGGGTGGATTGTTTGAACAAGCATTCAGGCTTTATTCAAAAGTATTTCCCGGTAAGATTGAAAGAAAATTAAAAGATCAGAAGTTGGTGTTCCCGAGTGGCGCATCAGTCAGCTTTTCTCATTATGAGAACGATTCTGCTGAAAACCTATATCAAGGTTTGGAGCTTTCCACTGTCTTTTACGACGAAGGTACACACGCAGAAGAACATCACCTTTGGTGGTTGTTTTCACGTCTTCGTACAGAAGCTAATATGGGCGTTGATCCTGAAACGGGTAAGCCAATAGAACCTTGTATGTGGGTTAGTTGCAACCCGGACCCTGACTCCTTCCTATTTTCATGGTGCTCGTGGTGGCTCTACCCCGAAGGGCACCCGCTACACGGACTACCCGATCCCGAGAAGAACGGTGTTACTCGATATCTTCTGCGTATCAATGGCGAACTTATTTGGGGTGACTCTGAGGAAGAGTTGTTTGAGAAATATAAAAACCCTGATCTGCCGGATGACCACTATGATCAAGTAAAGCCAATTTCGTTCTGCGTCCTCCTCGGAACTTTGCTCGATAACCCTGTACTTATGCGTACCAACCCTGGTTACAAGGCTTCTCTTGAAGCTCTGCCAGAAGTTGAGATGCGTAGGTTGTTGTTGGGTGATTGGACAGCGCGTGAGGTTGGCAGCACCTTCTTCCAAAGAACTTGGTGTGCTGAAGCTAGTGAAGAACCACCTAAGTCTGAGATTGAACGAACTGTTCGTGCTTATGACTTTGCTGGTACATTGAAGACAGCTTCTAATCCATCTCCTGACTATACAGTAGGAGCTAAAGTATCTAAGCTGAAGAATGGCGACTACTTTGTCCATGAAGTGATTAGAACTCGGATTCTACCGGGTGATTGGTCGAAGTTTATTCTACAAAATGCAGCTTCAGATGGATTTGGTACAGAAATTATTATCCCCCTTGATCCGGGTGCAACAGCTAAGCTTGCAACAGGCTTATTGACTCGTGAAATTTCTGAGTGTGGTTATCGGGTAAGAACTATGCGAGCCACAGGAAGCAAACTTGATCGTTTTAGACCTTTTTCTTCGTTGTCTATGAATGGTCATGTAACATTCCTCAAAGGTTGCGGTGTTGACTTAGAGAATAACATTCAGTCTGACAACAACTTTGTTTACAAAGAGCTTGAGGCTTTTACGGGACGTAGACGTTCTGGAGAGTCTGGGCATGACGATCAACAATCATAGGTTGTCAATAAACTCCCTTAATTCGGTGAATATCCCAAGTGGACAACACCGAGCTAGGCGAAAGCCGAGTGTAACGACCATCGAAAAGCGGTTGCTAAGAACAGTCACAGAGGCTGTCACCGAACTTAGTAGAGTAGAGCCAAGTGGCTCGAAACTGGGAGAAGTGTTTTACTACACTTAAGAGCTGGTCTGCTCTGCATAGTAATATGCAGCATTCGTAATTGAATGGGTATGGATTAACGAACCATATTTAACACATAGGATACCTGATGCACTTGCAGACGCAATCGCAATTCTAGCCTCCAGAACTAATGTTCCTAAGATGGCTTCAGGATTGACAGCAGTTAATCTAACTAATAAAACGCCCTTTGATAAACTATAGGAGAGAAAATGGCTGAAGAACAAAATGTCTCTCTTGAGAAGGGAAATGAAAAAGTTCCACCAATTGTTTACGGGGCAACAGGCTTCACTGGTCTTGTAACTCTTGGTGGAAAGGTTTTTGATCAGTGTGCTGATGAGCTACTTTATCCAAAAGCTTATCACACATATAAGAAGATGGCCCTTCACCAAGCTATTTCTCCAGCACTGCGTTATGTAGAGGAGAAGGTAGCAGAGGCAGAGTGGAGTGTAAAGATTCCTAAAGGTTCTACTAGACCTAATGCTAAGGCTGAAGCTATCTTCCTAAATCAAGTTATGAATGATATGGAACACACTTGGAAAACAGCAATTAAAAATGCTGCAACGATGAACCGTTATGGTTTTTCAATCCTTGAAATTGTTCCTCGTTTTAGAAACACAAAATATGGTAGCAAGTATAACGATGGTTTGGTTGGCCTTGAAGGCTTACAAGCTCGTGGTCAAGGTAGTGTAGACCGTTTTGACTGGTACGACAAGGGGAGAGATATTGCCGGTTTTTACCAGAAAGCTATTTACCCTGTTGATACAAGCCTTACCGGATATACTGGTATTGCTCCGTTAGCTACTCAGCAGCTAGATGTTAAATGGATTCCTCGTAAGAAGTTTATTCTTTGCAGACTTAATCCAGAAAACGATAACCCATATGGAAATTCACCATTGAAGGGAGTCTGGTCTGCTTATAAGCTACTTGAGGCATTCCAAGAGTCTGAGATTATCGGAACGGCTCAAGACAACAACGCATTTAAGATTCTTTATCTACCTCCAGAATATCTTGTTGAAGACGCTGATGAAGACCGCAAGAAGTCCTTCCAGATGTACCAGAAGATGATGGAGCGTGCTCACCAAGCGAAACAGAGTGGCTTTATTCTTCCAATGCTTCTCGACCAAGACGGCAATAAGATGTTTGACTTTGAGATTAAGAATATCTCAGGTACAAAGTCTTATGATGTAGAGAAGATCATTGAACGCCTTACCCGTGAAATTCAGGTTGGTCTGTTCTCAGATGTACTTAGCATGGGTGGTTCTGGTGGTTCTTACAGTCTTGCTGATAAGAAGATGCTACAAATCGAAGTTGCTGTCAAGAGTGTGTTGAATGAGATTAAAGATCAATTCAATCACCAACTTGTCAAAATGCTCTTTCAACAGAACGGGTGGAGTCTTGAAGGTGAGTTGCCTTACTTTGACTATGAACTACCTAATAGCGAAACTCTTGCAGATAAGGGTGCGTTCATTCAGCGTGTGGCAGCAGTAGGAATGCTTCCTGTTGTACCTGAAACAGTAAACTTTGTTCTCAAGACTTTGGGTATTGATTACCAAGTCCCAGATGATATGCCTACAGAAGAACTTCGTAAGATCATGTCGAGCTATAAAAGTGAAGCAGGAGGTGGGATGGAAAGCGGACTACCTTCAAGTAACGGCGATGGCACCGGAGCTTCTGGTGATTCAAGTATTAGTAACGTAGCCAACACAGCATAAGGAGACTCCTACATGGCAGCTCACTCTTTAGTTAGAGTCAAGGGGTCTCTTGTAAACACCCCGCATTTGATTGAACAAAATAGTTTTAACAGCATTATGGAATATGTTGATAAGCGTATTGCAGGAAATGCTGAGATTCTTCCTAAGATGATGGAAGATGATGAAGAAGATTACAAGTATAAGAAGGAAGACTTCTACCTCTACAACGATGACACTAAAACTGGAATCTTGCAAGTAGAAGGGCCGATTTCCTACAAGACAAGCGGATGGGAAGCTCTTTGTGGCGGTACTAGCTGTCAAATGCTCAAAGAACAGATGGAATACTTTGTTGAGCGTGGTGCTAAGACTGTTGCAATGATGACAGACTCAGGTGGTGGAGAGGCTAGGGGTCTGTTTGATACAGCTAACTATCTTCGTAAACTTGCAGATGAAAACGGTATTAAGATTATTGCTTTCTCTGAGGGAATGGCCGCTTCTGCTGCTTATGCCCTTCCTGCCATCGCTGATGAATTCATTACCACATGGGATGCAAAAATTGGCAGCGTAGGAGTTTTGATCAGCTTAATGTCAGATCAAAAGGCGCTTGAGAAAGAAGGGTACGAAAGAGTATTTGTCGTTTCAAATGAAGGGAAAATCCCTTATGCGAAAGATGGCTCTTTCCGTGAAGAGTGGTTGAGTGACCTTCAGCGAGATGTTGATGCTCTCTACGATGTATTCACTGATCATGTATCCAACTATCGTCCAATGACCAAGCAACAAGTCATTGATACAGATGCAAGAGTATTTATGGCAGATGAAGCCCTATCTCTCGGTCTTATCGATGGTATTATGAAGTTGGAAGAATTTTACGACTATCTAGCAATTGTTGCTCAATCTAACCTAGAGGAATCTGACATGAGCAACCCGCTCAAAGATATGTTTAAACTAACCAAGAAAGAGGATAAAGTCGAGATGGCACAACTCCAAGAACTACAAGCTCTGCTTGAAACCAAGGAAGCCGAACTCGCTGCTTCTCTTGACCAAGTAGCATCAATGTCTGCCTCTATGGCAGAACTGCAAGACCAACTGCAATCTCTGCAAGCATTTGCAGAAGAGCATAAAGCCGCTGCTGAAGCTGCTAAGGCTGAAGCTGCTCGTATCGCAGAAGAACAAGCACAAGCTAAAGTAGATCAGCGTAAAGCTGCTCTTGCTGAAGTAGTTGCTGAAGATAAGCTGGAAGCTACCTACGGTGCTCTTGCCTCTCTAGATGATTCTGCATTTGAACTGATTGTTTCTCAATACGCTGCTGCTAAGGAAGCTATGGCTGAAAGCTTTAAAGCTCTTGGTGGTGAAGGTGTTGAGCAAGAACATACTGCCGCTGAGCACGGTAGTGTGGATGCCATCCGTCAGGCTGGTGTACAAAAAGCTCGTGAGCGTTACGCCGCTAAGTAATTAGCAAGCAACACACCAACTTTTAAAATATAAATAAGTAAAGAGGAACCTGACTAATGGCCTTCACTAATATTACTCTTCTGAAGCGTGCTTCTGATCTAGTTGTAGATCATGAGGATCACAACTTCAGTAACGCAAATGCAAACATCACTCCGCCTGCTGCTGGTGCAGCTATTCCCTTCGGTACTGTAGTTTTCCGTGCCAAAGGTCAGGCTGATACCGCCGCTTGGACTGTCCTGACTGCCGCTGCTGCTCTGGTAACTACCAATGAGTTCGCTGTTGTTTTCGGCAACCACTATGGCTTCGCTGCTGACTTCGTACCTCGTGCTATTGCTGCTGGTAAGTATAACGCAATCGTTGTTCGCCGCGATGCTGCTCTGAAAGAATACTACATCAAAGCAGTACATGGTGCTCAGCTTGGTGCAGATTATCCGCTTCTGGTATCTCTACTGAACGCTCAAGGTCTACTGGTTCTTGATGACGTTTCCAAACTGACTATCTAATCAGACACAATATTAACATTAAATAAGAGAAGGATTTAACAATGGCACTAATTATTGACAAGAATATTGATCGTCTGAGTCAGGGCAAATACGTAGAACTTACCGACATTCTGGTAGAAATTCCACGTAACCAAGGCATCTTCGATCAACTGGGTGTGTTTGAAGATGTATACGTTACTCAAAAGAAAATTGAGATTCAACGCAGCACATGGGCAAACCATCTGGTAAAAGATAAGAACTGGGATGCAAAACCTGATACTCTGGTTAGCCGCCCTGTTCACGGTTTCATTCAGTGCAGCATTCCTAACTTCGAACTGCTAGATGCAATCAAGCCTCAAGATATTGATGGTGTTGCTAAAGTCAACGATATCATGGAAGCTGCTGCTCTTGAAGAAGTAATGGACGTTCGTGTTGAGAAGCTCGCTGTCCTGAACAACGCTTTCGATGATACTCACGAAGCTGCTCGTATGCAACTACTGAAGACCGGTACTGTCTACGCTCCTGCTGGCACTCTAGCTACCAGCTATGGCGATACCATCGACTTCTATCAAGAAATGGGTGTTATCCGTCAAACTCGTAACATTCCTCTGACTGGCGCTAACGATCCTCGTGTAGCTGTTAGTGGTCTGGTCAAGGATATGAAACTTGCTCTTCGTACCGCTCCTACTCGTGGTGGTTATCGTGAGCTGGTTGTTCTGGCTGGTACTGATCTGTTCAACGCCGTTGTCACCAACCCGTTCGTAACTGAAGTAACCAAATACTACAACCAAGAGCTGTCCAATCTTCTGACTGGCACTGCCCGTCAAGCAAGTGGTTATGACACCTACTTCCAAGAAGTTGTTGTTTGGGGTGTTCGTTTCATCGACGTAGGCGCTGGTGGTTATACTTCCCCGAATGGCACCTTCACTCAGTGGATTGCTGATAACAAAGGTATCGCTCTGCCGACTGGCGTTCGTGGTATGTTCAAGACCTACTACGCTCCTGCTAACAAGTTTAGCTCAGTGAACAAGCGTGCTCAAGGTCGTTACTACTGGGAACGTATCAACGAAGATGACGACCTAATTCAGATGAAAGTTCAGTCCAACTTCCTGAACGGTCTGCTCTATCCTCAAGCTGTATTTGATATTACTTTTAGCTGATAAAAGTAACCCTTATCTTAATAAGAGATTACGCA